CCAAACCGCGTTTAGTGTCTTGCATAGACCGCAATTATGGCAGCCAACGGCGACAGTCGGCAGAATCGCGAGTCAGCGGAAGCCCACAAAAAACTCGCAGAGGTGGGTCCGCTGCCTGCGGTGGCAAATCCTGAGCGGCGTGAGTTCTGCCGAACCGATTTGCACGCCTTCCTGCTGAGTTACTTTCCCGAGACCACAGGCCAAGCACCGTTCAGTGAGGACCAGAAGGGCGCGATTCTCCGAATGCAGCTGGCGATCATGAACGGCGGCGGGCGCGTCCTGAATCTGTTCCCGCGTGGTTTCGGCAAAACGACGATCAGCGAAAACGCAGCACTGTGGGCGATCCTTTACGGCCACAGGCGATTCATTCCAATCATCGGAGCCGACGAACACGCAGCCAAGGACAATATCGAGTCAATCAAAACTGAGTTGATGACAAACGAGCTGCTGCAGGAAGATTTCCCCGAGGTCAGCGCGTGCGTGTTGCATCTGGAGAACAAAGCACAGCGGGCACGCAGCCAGACACAGAACGGCAACCCGACGTTTATTCAGTGGGGTCAGGACACGCTGGTTTTGCCGTCAATCAAAACAGCGACAGGCGAATACACTCCGAACAGCGGCGCGATAGTGACGGCGAGGGGATTGACTGGACGCCTTCGCGGGATGGCACACAAGCGACCGGACGGGACGAAGCAGCGACCCGACTTTGTAATTATCGACGACCCGCAAACAGACATTTCTGCATTGAGTCCGGCACAGTGCACGAAGCGGCTGAATCTCATCCGCAAGGGCGTCCTACGGCTGGGCGGTCACACAGAGCAGATTTCCGCCGTTATGAATGCCACCGTTATCGTTGAGGACGACGCGGTTGACCAGTTGGCGGACCACCAGAAACATCCAGAATGGGAGGGCCTTAGAATCCCAATGCTGAAGCGTTTCGCGGACAACCACGAAGCGTTTTGGATGACCGAATACGCAGAGATGCGGAGGAATTACAATCCAGAGGATCCGCACGATAGAGCACGGGCTGTTGAGGCCAGTAATCAGCACTATCTGCAGAACAGGGAACGAGCAGACGCCGGAGCTGTGGCAACGTGGGAACAATGCTTTTCCTTCGGCGAGCATTCCGCAATTCAGCACGCGTACAACATCCTGATTGACGACGGCGAGGACGTGTTTGCGAGTGAATGCCAGAATCAGCCATTGCGGCTGAATCACGGCACAGGGTTCCTGACGGCTGGCGAAATCAATCGCGACCGAGTCGGCACGTGGACCAAATTTCCCAGCGACGTTGTGAGCGTTGGTTTCCATATCGACGTGCAAAAACGCCTTCTGTATTGGTGCGCTGTGGGCATTACGGCGGATTTCCGAATCTATCCAATCTACGGGACCTATCCACAGCAGAAAAACAACTCATTTGAGTATCGCAGTGTTAAGCTGAGCATTCAGCAGGTGCACCGCGGAATGAGTGAGGAAAAGGCAATTGAAACAGCACTGACAACACTGCTGGCGGATTTAACCGGCAGGGAATGGCAACGACAGGATGGCAGCACCATCCCGTTTGATTGCGGGCTGGTGGATGGTGGCTACCAGGTCGGCAGCGTGCGGAACGCCATTAAAGCCAGCCCCCATTCCGGGCGGCTGTTCGTGCTGTTCGGGCGTGGTGTCAAAGCCGGTGACGTGCCAATTCTGCAAAGAACAAAAAAGGCAAACGAGATTCGCAGCACCGACGCGGCTATTCCGTGGATCATGCAGCCAGACGCCACGGTTCGCACGATGCGAAACGTGTTCGACGACACGAACGCATTGAAAACGTTTCTGCATCGGCGAATCAGCACCGATGCAGGCCGAGCTGCATCCTTCGAATTGCCGAAGGGCGACCACCGCCGATATTGTGAGCATTTGGCGGCCAGTGAGTATTCCACAGAGACCGAGGGACCGCACGGCAAGGTTCTTGAGTGGCGGCAATTGCCGGGCAATCCCGATAACCACTGGTTCGACACAACCTGCGGGGCGTTGGTTGCCTGTTCGATTGCAGGCAAGGTAGCATTCAGCAGGACCGTAGGCGCGGCAGGTTTACGGTCAATATCGGCAGCACGGCAGCAAAGACGAAAGGTGAGTTATTTATGAGCAGCAAACAGAAAAAACAATGGACACCACCAGCCCCAAACGAGTACCGCAAACCGGCACCACCCGAAGCACGAAAGCCTGTGGCTGATTGCGTAGTGGAGGAAGTCCCGGCAGCATGTCCGCGGTGTTACAGCACAGACCGCGAACAGATGGAAGGCACGATCACGCGGCAAATCGGTGGGATGACCAGCGACGGCAGGCCGTTTACGCGGGTCAGGTGGGCTTACGCAACTTGCCGCAACTGCGATCAGCGATACCGGATCATCCGCAGAGAGAACGCAGGCGAGTAGTTCGGATTCCGAAAATATGAGGCTGCGAAATCTTGCCGGTGTGGCGTGGCACAGGCAAGATTCACGGCATGGCCGATCTTACCACACTCAAATCACGACGCGACGCACTGGAGGCAGCAATTGCCTCCGGTGTGCTGTCAATTTCCGTCGATGGCCAATCGACGACGTTTGCCAGCCTGAGCCAGTTGCGTTCGGTTTTGCGTTCGATCAATGACGAAATCGCAGCCTGCACAGGACAGGACCGCAAGCGACCGCGAGCGGCGCAGGTGTATCTGGGGGGCTTTCAATGACAGCCCTACAACGATTCAGCAACCGCCTTGCTACCTATTTCCAGAGCGGTTACGACGCCGTTAAGAGCAACGGAAAACGCAAGGCCGCAACTAGCGTTCTGAAGTCCGAGGATTACGAGCTGCGAGGCCAAGACCGGCACGCAATGCTCGGGACCACCCGAGACATCGCGCGAAATTTCGCGTTGGTGGCGTGGGCGATTCGCAAGCACTTAGACTACGTTTCCATGTTCGATTTCCAGTCCCGCACTGGGGATTCGGCATTGGATGCACAGATTGAAGTGCTGATGGCAGAATGGCAACGACCGCAGAATTGCGACGCTGCAGGCCGTCACAACTTCAGCCGAATGCTGCGGCTGTTCGAGTCATGCCGGACTAAGGACGGCGACGTGTTCGCCCTGAAGCTAAACAGCCTGCAACTGCAGGCAATTGAGGGCGACAGGATCCGACAGCCGATCGACGCAGAGATTACAGCCGAGGGCAATTGGTTCAACGGCGTCAGGGTCAATCAAGCTGGCGGGGCTGCGGAATACGCGCTTTGGAATCGCGAAGGCGACGGCAGGTTTGCGTTTGCTCGCAACGTGCCAGCCAACCGCATGATTCATCACGCCTATTTCGAGCGGTTTGACCAAGTTCGCGGAATCAGTCCGCTGGCAGCTGCGATCAATTCATTCCGTGACGTGTACGAGGGCATTGATTACGCGCTTGCGAAAATGAAAGTCGAACAGTTGTTTGCATTGGTGTTTTATCGCGACGCGAACGACACCGTGGCACCGCTGACAGAGGGCAGCAGTGAAGCCAACGGGTACAGCGTGAATTTTGGCAAAGGTCCCGTTCAGTTGGATTTGGATCCCGGCGACAAGGCCGAGTTCCTAAAAACGGACAACCCCGGCAGCAACACCCGCGAATTCATTCAGGTGGTTTTGTCCATTGCGATGAAGTCGTTGGATCTGCCCTACAATTTTGCGGACGAGTCGTTTACGAATTTCTTCGGGTCCCGTGCCGCGTGGCTGGCGTATGATCGGGCCTGCATCGCGAAACGTGCGGACATTCAGGAGTTTTTGCGAAAGATCACTGTTTGGCTGTACCAAGGTTGGATTCTCAACGGCCAGTTGTCACTGCCCGCAGGAGCAACGATTACCGACCTGACGTTTGAGTGGGTGCACCGTGGTATGCCGTGGTGGGATCCGGCCAAAGAGATCAGCGGCAACGTGGCAGCGATTCAGGCGGGGTTGGACAATCCTTACAGGATCTGCAAGGAGACTGGCCGCGGGGAATTTGAGGACAACGTGGACGCGATTGCACGGGCGCAGGAATACGCTGCGAGCCGTGGCGTTACGTTGAGCTACGCAATGCAGGCGACATCACAGGAACCTGCAGAGGCTGAGGACAGTCCAGAGGACGAATCCGAGGACGCTGCCGAATACAATCCGCCAGCCAGTCGCAACACAAGGGGCCGAGCATGAGCAGCATTCTTGAACAGCCGTTGAAGTTCCTGCGAGCCAGAGTTGCAACCGGTGAGCCAAGCGTTGAACGTGATGGCGGATTGTACGGTTTCGGCGTGATTCGTGGCGTGTCAATCATTACCCGAGGCGAAGCGTTGGGGCATGATATGTGGATTGACACGGAGTTTCTGCAGTCGGTATCGGACGCAGCAAACGCAAAGAACGCAGGGCTAAAAGCACGATTTACGCATCCTGGTTTGAGCGGCGATGGGCTGGGCACGATGCTGGGCAAAGTGACAGACGCGCGGGTGTCAGGAACTCAGGTGGTTGGCGATCTACATTTTGTCGAGTCGGCAACAAAGACGCCGGACGGGAACCTTGCCGATTACGTGATGACATTGGCCGAGGACACGCCAGAGGACTTCGGGCTATCCATCGTGTTCAGCGTTGATCCTGAGCAGATGGCAGCACACAGCGAAGCGAACACGTTTAACGGGCGATTTGTCAGCCCCGATGAACACAACAAAAACAATTACCCGCACGCACGCATGAGCCAGCTGCGAGCGGTAGACGTAGTGGACGAACCGGCAGCTAATCCTGACGGTTTGTTCCACCGAAAACAGGAGGCGGCAGCAGAGGCTGACGCTGTGATGAGCTATGCACTCGGGTTGAAAAGCGAGCGACCCACGGTGCAGGCACTCGGCATTGACGCAGACCGCGTGAAAGCTGCAGTGCACCGATTCCTTTCTCGCAACAATTTGGAGGTAGTAGAAATGGCGGAGACTACGCCGCAGGGCGATCCTGCACCGCAGCCGACCCGCGAGCAGTTCGCAGCTGAATGCAAGCGATTTATCGCAGCATTCGGACAGCGTGGCGGCGAGTGGTTCGCAGACGGAAAAAGTTTTGACGAATGCCAGGCACTGCACATCGCAGAGCTGAATGCCGCATTGTCTGCAAAGGATGCACTGATTGCCGAGTTGCAGGGCAAACTGGCTGCAATTGATCTCGGGGAACCATCCCCGGCGAAGTTTGGCGACGCGACGCCAAGCACCAAGCCAAAGGCACCGGGCCTGAGTGGCGGTTTTGCTTCGCGGATCCGTATTGCGGCACCGTCGCAGAATTGAGGAGCCTGAGTTATGGCCAATGATTATTTGACAATTGCTGAGTTCGTGGCTGACGCGTTGGACGTTGCCAGAACGAACACCAGCGATTTGCTTGTCGACAGCCCCGTCGTCGCACGTATGCCGCGGATTCTTCCGGCAGACGGCGGAACCACCCACAAGTACAACAAGTACACCGGTCAGCCGGTTGTGGGATTTCGCAGCGAGAACGACGGACGCGAAAACGACAACAGCGAGGACACCGTGGTGTCAGTGTCGCTGAAGATTTGCGACTTCAGCTTTGCTGTTGACGTTGCAGTTGCGGACGCGTGGCGTGATGGCGGAGCTGAGGCGTTGATTGCACGCGAAGGTGCACGACACCTGCAGGCCGCATTGTTCAAGCTGGAAAAGCAGGTGTTTTACGGCACCGGAACTGGTGGCGATGCTGCAGGCTTTTCCGGATTTATGAACAGCACTTATCTGGACGCACTGGCGGACGGAATGGTGATTGACGCTGGTGGTACGACTGCCGCGACTGCATCGAGCGTCTACGGTATCCGACTGGGCACCGATGACGTGGCAATGGTCACGAAGTCCACCATCGACATCGGCGCAACGACTGTGCAGCGGTTGTCGGGTTCCACAGGCTTTTATCCGGCCTACTGGACACCTGCGAGCGTTTGGGTTGGTCTGCAGATGGGCGGCGCTTACAGCGTTGGTCGTATTGCAAACCTGACGGCTGACAGCGGCAAGGGATTGACGGATGACCTGATCAGCGAAATGCTCGGGGAATTCCCGGCAGGCCGCGGTCCAAACATCCTTGTCATGAACCGCCGAAGCCTTCGCCAGCTGCAGCAGTCACGCACGGCAACGAATCCAACTGGTGCACCGGCACCATTCCCGGATTCAGCGTTCGGCGTGCCAATCATCGTTACCGATGCCCTGCTGAGCACGGAAGCACTGGAAACCTGAGATGCCGACCGCCCTTGAGCGTGCGATTGCTGCCGGGCTTGCCCTATCGCGTGGTGTTGCTGGGGACTCCATCACCATCACGCGAGGGGCAAGCACGATCACGGCAACCGCTGTTCAGGGGCAGACGCAGAAGCTGGTAATTGATGAAAACAGCGAGTCCACCGTGGACGCCGTCGATTGGTTAATTCCAGTGGCGGCGTACACGCTGGGCGTCCCGGCAATCGGTGACATCATCACCCGAAACCTGAACGGCACAACCTACACCTACACAGTTGAGGCGTTGCAGTTTGGTCAGCAGGCGTGGGATTGGTCCGATACCGGAAAAACTCAGTACAGAGTCAGAACACGCAAGGACGGTGGGGCAGCGTTTGACGTGGTCACGCCGAACGGGTTCGACGTGAGCGGGAACGAGATGAGGTACGCATGAGCGTATTAGTGGACGTGCAGGGCATTGCAGACATCGACAAGGCATTGGCTGACTTTACGAAGTTTGGGCAGCGTGGTCTGGCATTGTCCGTGGTACGCGCTGGGTTGCGTGTCATTAGTAAGCAGATGCAGGAAGACATCGACCCGCAGGTGCAGGAAGTAAAATCAGAGGTTGGGTTTCGCTTCAATCGAAAAGCCGGCACGAACGTAGTTTCTGGGCGTGTCGGTGTCGGTGTTGGGAAGGTTATCAAGCGCAGGAGCGTGCCACGGGGGAGCCGTGGTGTTGGGATCAATTCAGGAAACTGGCAGTGGTGGGTGCTGGGTTCATTCAAAAGCGGGCAGCGAGTCACACGCAAGACACGAGCGAATCGCGGGGTGTTGCGACCGCAGCAGCCGAATTTCGCACAGAGGGCAAAAGAGCGAGCAAATGAACGGGTGAGGGCGGCGATGCAAACTGCGCTTGAGCGTTCAATGGAACGGTTTTTCAAATCACAATGAAGGGGGCCAGTCGTGGCAAAACTGAAAGTTAGGGGCACTGTCATTAAATGCACGATTGCGTCCGTTCTGACGGCAATTGGGCAAATCACGGAATTCAGCCACAGCGGCGCGGAGTCGGAAACCTACGACGCCACGACGATTGACACGAGCGGAGCTGGAAAAGAATACAGCCAGACCGGCTACACTGAGGGCGGCACGTTTGACTTCTCGATGTTCTACGATGTGGACTTGGCAGCACACCAAGCACTGACGGACCTGCTGACGACGCCGGCGGACATGGTGTACAACATTACGTTCACCGATGCGACGCCAACAACATCCGCATTCACTGGGGCCGGGCTGACGTTTGGTTTCACGGGTGCGATGAATGACGGACTGAAGGCCGATGTGTCCATCAAATTGACTGGCCTGCTGGCGTACGCAACATGAGAATCCGGTTGATACGGGAAGACTTGAACGCACCACCCGGCACGGTTCACGATGGCATCGAGAAACGGGCCGGGGGTGTATTGTTCTGGCGCGTGGGTACGGTGATCGACGTGGACCGCAGGGCGGTTCAGTTGCTGGTCGGCAATGGTGATGCTGAACCGGCGGACGATGAAGCGGAGGCGGCTGTGCCGAATTGGCGGCAGGGCCGGGAGAAAGTGTTGTTGGCGCGGGAAATGCTGGCACGGGGCATTGATCCGGAGGACCGCGAGCGTTTTAAGCGCGGCGAGTTGCTGGGGTACAATGCGGACGGGTCAGAGATTCTCGGGCCGAATTCTGGAGGGGCTGACGATGAGTAGACTGGTGATTGACCGTGGTGCATTTCTGGCGGGGCTGTCGGATCGTCCGAAAGAGGATGTGCCGATTCCGGAGTTGCAGGCTGGGGCCGTGATCCCGGTGTGGGGCATGACCGCACGGGAGCGAACCGCATTCGAAAAACAGTTTGCCGGCAAGAACGGGCAGACGATTGATGCACGGGTGCAGGAGTTCCGCGAACGGCTGGTGGTGGCGTGTTGCAGAGACGACAACGGGCAAGCAATATTTCTTCCGGAGGACGTGCAGGCCATCGGACAGAAACGAGCGGACGTGCTGGAGCGGATTGTGAACGTAGCACAGCGGTTGAGCGGATTCACGAAGGAGGACATTGAGGCCACAGTGGGAAACTGAAGCGGGATTCCGAGCGGCGTTTGGCGTTGCGTCTGGCGTTGGCAACGGGCTGGAGTGATCCGGATGCGATGCTGGACGCCATGACGCCGCAGCAGTGGAGAGAATGGCAGATTGCGGATGTTGTGGAGCCGGTCGGAGTCCGTGGTGTTGAGTTAATTTTGGCGCGTATTGGTGAGCTGTTGGCGGGGTTCTGTGGTGCGTCGATGAAGGCGGCGGATTTTGCGCCGTGGTTGCCACGGTCTGAAGACAGACAGTTGAGTCCGGCGGAGTCTGCGGACGCAATAACGAAACACCTGCAGAGATTGGCGGGCAGATAATGGCAAGCGTTGGCAGCTTGGTGGTCAATCTGGAGGCAAACACCCGCAATTTCCAGCAAGCGATGCAGCGCAGTCAGCAGGCGTTGCAGTCGTTTGGATCTGCAGCGAAACGGACCGCCGAAGCCGCGCATTCGTTGGATAGCCTGAGTGCGTCAAGGGAGCTTCCGCAGCAGCTGGACGCGGCGAGCAAACGCATGGGCGATTTGGGCGTGTCTGCACAGGCCGCAGCGGAGCAGGTGCGCCGGTATGAGGAACTGGTTGACAAGGCTGCAGCAGCCACGCACGCGGCGGCAATCGCATCGTCTGCGTTGGCTGGATCTGGAAATCTGGTAGCCACGGGCGCGTCAGCAGCATCGCACGGACTGCACACTGTGCTGGTGGGTGCCATAGCAGCACGGCGCACGCTGGAATCATTGGCGTGGGTGTTCGGCGTGATGGCAGACGGGGCCAGAATGTTGCTGGTCCCGTTGCGGTTACTGTGGTCTGCTGTGTCGATGCTGGCGCAGGCGGCAAAGGTGCTGCTGTTGCCGTTGAAGGCGGTGGCGGGCGTTGTGATGTTTTTGGCGCGGGCCATGCTGTCCGTGGTTGGGCCGTTCATTGGATTGGCAAGCGGTGCGTTCAAGCTGTTTGTGCAGTTCAAGGCACTGCAGCTGCAAATCAAGATTCTGCGTTATCTGTTCGACCTGTTGCCCCCGAGACTGAAAGCCGTTGCGACTGCCCTGTTTGCGGTTGGGTTGGCTGGACGTGCCACACAAGGCATCCTGAGCCGATTGGGATTTGTTGGTGCGGCATTGCAGGGCGTTTTGCGTGGCGTTGCGTCGGCATTGCGTGCGGTGATCAATCCGATGGCCACGCTGGGCGTAGTGGCAAAGGCAACAGGGGCCGCGATACAGTCGTTTGTATCGTCCGCATTGGGGCCGCTGGGGCTGGTGTTGTCGGGATTGGGTGCTGTGCTGGCCGGTGGTGGAATGCTGACATTGGCAGCGGACGCCGAAAAGCTGGCGATACAGTTGGAGGTGTTGACGGGCAGCGCAAAAACGGCTGCCGAATTGGTGGACACGCTGAACACATTCGCCGGAGCCACGCCATTCAGCAAGATGGACATCAAAGCGGCTGCCGTGCAGTTGCTGGGCGTGCAGACACCGATCAAAGAATTGACAAGTGATCTGGCAATGCTGGCAAACATTGCGGCAATGTCGGATAACAGCATCGGCGAATTAACACGCATGTTTGCACAGCTGCGAACGACGGGCACGGCAAGCCTGCAAGACCTGCAGGAGTTTTCCACACGCAACATCATGTTGATGCAGCATCTGGCAAAGCGATTCGGCAACGTGGCAGCAGCAGCGAGTGCCGGACAAATCACCTTTGACGACGTGCGGCGGGCATTGTACGAAATGAGTCTGCAGACGGATTCATTGAGCAAGCTGAGTGCCAGCCTGAGCGGGCAGTTTTCGCGGTTGAAGAATAATGTTTTGGTTGTGGCCACAGCCATCGGAAACCAGGCATTGCCACACGCCACGAAATTGCTCGATTGGGCTTCGAGCATGATTGAATCAATCGGAGCACTGACGGACAAGCTGGGATTCTTCAAGGATGTCTTGCTGGCATCGTTTGACGTGGCCATCGAGGGCATCAAACAAAAGTGGTCTGAGATGTTGGACTGGCTGCAGGCTGAGGGCAAACGCAAGGCGTTAGGAATTGCTGAGGCTGTGGTGATGTTCGTGCCGAACATGATCGGCACTGCCATCGGAAACGCTGTCAAAGGCAATCAGCCACAGGCTCCAGTGGTGCCGCGACCAACAAATCTGGATCAGGCACTGGGCCGACTGAATGAGGTGTTGGCGCGGCTGAAACCGCAGCCAAAACCAGAAGTCAAACCGAATCTTGCGTCGCTGCCACCAGCACCAGTAGCACCAGCCAAAGCCGGGCAGTCGTTTTTTGAAAAAGCGTTTTCGTTTGGCAAAACGCTGGTGAATGCGGGCGTGAATGTGCTGGAGGGCAAGATGGTTGCGGGGGCTGCCGCAATCAATCAGTTTTCCGGCATGTTTGGCGAGCGACAATCAGCGAGTCAGCAAGAGCTACGCATGGCCGGCGCAATGCAGAAGGGCAGTGCCGATGCGTACTCCGCAATTATTGGTGCTATGATGGGCAAGCGGGATCCGCTGCTGGCAGCAACGGAAAAACAGACGAAGGCGACGGTGGAGCCGCTGGTGGATATTGTCGAGCTGATCAAAGGCGGCGGTGTAATGGGCAAGATCAAAGAATTTGTCGGGGTGCCGTAATGGCCGTTACAAATTTAGGCGAAGATGACGGTGGACGCAGCGCAACAAACACGAAGGGCGTGCGGACGTATTCGCGACGGTGGAAGCTGGAGACATCCAGTAAGTCAGAAGATGCGTACGCAGTCGGCAGTGCGTCAGGACTGCCGTTGATCGGTTCAGCACACCCGTCAGACGCTGGGGCGTTTTGCGTGAGCCTGCAGGTCGCAAACAATAATCCGTGGAAAGGCTGGATTGTCACAGCGGAGTATTCCAGCGAGTACGAGCTGACGACAAACCCGATCAACGATCCTGCAATCATCACTTGGGGCAGCGAGCAGTTTCAGAAGGTTGCTGTTGAGGACACGAGCGGGCACGCAATTTTGAACAGCTTTGGCGATTACTATGACCCGCCGGCAATGATGGACGACAGCCGGCGGACGGTCACGATAACGAAGAATTTGGCAGCAGTACCGAGCTGGATTTTGAGCTATCAAGACGCGGTGAACAATGACGTGTTCAGCATCGACGGATTCAGCGTTGCCATCGGTAAAGCCAAGATGCAATCGGTGACGGTGGCAGCCAAAGAAAAACGCAACGGCACGTCATTCTACCCGGTCACGTTTACAATTCATTTGCAAAAAAACGGGTGGTTGCTGGAACTGCTGGACGCGGGGTTCCGGTACAAAGCGGGCACAGCCGTTGCCATGTTTGACACCGGCCAGCCTGGAATGCTGAATGGGTCCGGCGGCAAACTGACAAACCCCACACCATCCACCGTTGTTTATCGGTCATTTACCGTGTACGAAACGAAGGCGTTTTCAGGGCTGCCGTTGTCATGAGTGACGGTTATGTTTTGGGGCGCAGGGCACTGCAGCAGATTGAGCGGGCAGTGCGTGAGGTTGCGCGACGGATGCGCAACGAAACGCCGCAGCGGGGCACGTATTCACACGGGTATGAACGCCGTTGGGCAATTCTCGACGCTGATTTATTGGCAGCCGTTGACATGTTTGCGGACCCGAGCACGGCGACCGCACACCTGATTGGCCGAACGGCTGCCGGAGATTTGGAAGTCCTTGATGAAACCGTTACCGTGGTGAATAGGTTTGAAAACATCAGCATTGACGCGGACACGCTGATCGGCATTGAATTCATGGCGGGTGAATGGACGCCATATAAAGCCGACTGCGGGCCGAATTCGCAGGGTGCGTCCAGTCTGCTCGCGAGCATTGGAGCCAGCGTAGAACCAGAGGCGTCTGCAGGCACAGGAGGGCCGTGAGATGCTGGTGGGCTGCGGGTGTCAGTGCACTGAGGACAGCCAGAGCTACCCGGCAAGCGGCGCGCAGTCCGGCGACTGGTCTGGATCGTTCCCGAGTCAGTCGAGTTGGCCGGAGTCGATCCCGCCATCGGAGCCATACAGACCCGAGCCGTGCACAGCGTGCATCGCAGGAGTACGCGCGACCGCCTACCGTGTGACACTTGGAAGGCCGGGAATGATACAGCGAGGGCCGACACAGTTTGGCGACTGGGGCTGCGCTAACATGCTGCGACCGTTTCGCGTGCAAATGCCACCGTTTGCAGATCCCGGTGGAGATACCCTTTTCCCGGTCGCGCCGGGATTCCCTCCATACAATTGCCTCTATGGCACGCAGAATCCGCCATACAATCCACCAGCCCCTGGAGATCCGATCGATTGCACCCGAGTGATCAACGGGCAATTTGTCCCCCGTGACGGCATAGCAACGATGCCATGTGCAACACAGCCAGCCTGCAGTGTC